TTTTACTGCCTCTGGGTGAGCAACGCCCTGATACTGCTTACTGTCTTCTAAAAACCAATTACGGTCATCTCCGGCTATATTAATAATGTCTAAGCTTTTATTCTTGTACGCTAGTAGCCTGTCCGCATAAGCCTCTATTGCAACGTACACATCTGCATCACCCTTAGCCGCTTCTATAAAGTTGTCCGATGGGAACGTATCATACCTATTAGGCATAGAGTACATGATTCTATCTGGATATGACTTTAATGTTGCATCTGCTTTTGTGTCCCCAGTGCTTTCATCCTTCATGGTCACATTGCATACAAACACTCTATTGTTTGCAACGACTGCATCTTTCCAATGTTCCCCAGAATCACCTAAAGCGTTACTAAATATACTAGAACTAAAACCATTAATAACCTCATAGGTAATAAACCCTAACTCTGTTACGCTAAAATTTGCAGATGCTGTTGCGGTGGGGCAGTTATATGTCGAAGCAACGGTAGCTCCATTATCAAACCACACAGTGTAGTCATCTGAAAGTTTCGTTCTTGCCCCTTTTGTAAGGTCTATATCTAAAAGCATAGTGTATTCAGAATCATCGCCTTGCTTGCGTATATATATCCTACCACCAGAGATTCTTTCATCGTATGGGCCTTTCGCACCTATATTAATAGATAACGCCTTAAACTCATTCTCCTCCGCAACGGTGTGGGTATTTGTATATGCAAACGGCAACGACTCTTGATTTCCATCGTAGATAAAAGTAGATGCTAGTTCGTAAGTACCAGCTTCTATTAAACCATCTACATCTGTTTCTGTAGCAATCGCTATTTCAAAACCCGCTCCTGCACTATTTGGATAAGTAGATACGGCACCGGCTGTACCTGTAGATGTTGCTAAATCATCTTCTGTAGGCCTTTTAAGGTCGTTATCTTTTGAGAAATAATTCATGTAAGAATTGTCATCAGTAGATGAATTTGCACCATCAAAATGCCTTCTCTGTATCCAGCCATACCATTGAATTTTACAATCATTTTTATCGGCAGTGTCACAGCATCGTATAGAGTCTTCTACTTTGTAATATTTAACTTGAGAGGCAATGCTGGTTGCTGAAGAACGCAAAGTAATTGAACTTAATTCCCATACTCCAGAATTTATAGAAAGAGTATCTACCGTATGGTCTGCCGGGCTAGACAAAAGCAATACTTGGTCGCCCATAGAAGCACCTACAAGAGTAGCACCCCAAAAAACTTGAGGAAGTGGGCCACCGCCCGGAGCAGTGCCTTCAACCACAATAGGGATTGCCCTATCAAAAACGATATTACTTCCATTGGTGTCTACAACACGATATATTCCCTGACCGGCTGGGTCTATTGCATTTGACGGAAAGGAACTTGCGGTTAAATGTACCAAGGTTCCAACAGGGAAAGAAGATGCAAGGTTTTGTTGAGTGCCACTAACCTTATACTCTAACTCCTTTAGCACACTGCCATTTGTTCTTGCTATAAACCCAGTTGCAGAACCTTCACTGTCATCATCACCCGCAATGGAACTTGTTTGCGAAATTGTAACTAAGTCTCTTGCGAAGTCTGTTTCAAAGTAACCGAGTCCGTATCCCGGCTGTACTGTAGCCACCCCTGTTGTAAAAGTCAATGTTCCATCTGTTACGCTACCTCCAGTAGTATTGACATCGCTCCCTGCGGGGCCGTCTCCTAATTCAAATGAAGTACTACTTGTTACAGACTTCACAAATGAGTCGGCAGGAATCCCCGTTCCAGAAACGGTCATTCCAAGTACTATTTTCGTATTGGCATCATGTGCAATTGTTGGGTCGTTGTTATAATCACAAGTTGCGTCTGTAAAGGAGGTGGAGTATGCAGAAACCTTATTATTAGTAGAGTCCTTCATACTATAAGCAGGTTGTAAACTGCCATGTATGTTAAACATTACATTTCTAGCAAGGGAAAATTCACTTTCCGATATGTCAGCAACGTCTTTAAGGGTGTTTAGACCACCGCTAAAGTCATTGAGTTGATACACCCTTTTGGGCACTACTTACTCCCGAAGACCTTTGAAAAGAAACCCTTTTTCTTCTTCTTACCTTTCTCGGCTAATTTCTTGCCTTTCTTCTTTTTCTTCTTTACATCCTCCGTATTGTAAGCCATTACATTATATGTAGGATGTATTGTTGGTTTGACCTGTGCACTGTCTACTTCAACAAGCATGATCGTTAATAGTATTGATAACATGTTATTTCCCTTTAAAGACACCCTCTAAAACATCTGTTACAACGTCAACTATCTTCTCAAAGAAGATTTGTTCTTTGTCTTCAGACACAAAAGGAATGTCGATTTTCTTGTTAATTGCAGTTGCAATGCTATCTGACATTTCATCTGATGCCAAATGGTTCATTGCTTCTTCTTTCATTTTGTCAGCTTGCTCTTCGGCTAGTTTGACAAGCATTGATTTAATATCCATTTTATTTTCCTCTTTTTATGTTCATTAAAAGCAATACAATGGAGAGTAACGCAACCACTACCTGTAAAAGCTCGTGTACCTGTGTCAGCCCTATTGCATAATTACTAAAACTAATTGCCGCTATCTTTAAACTGTCCATTACTTTTTAATCCTTGTATTTCGTCTCTCAACTTAGCCATCTTTTCATTATGCTCTATCTTCATCTCTAAAGCAGTTACTCTCAATTCCATCTGGTACCACCCCCATCCTATTGCACCCAGCAAGCTTATTACATTAAATACAAACTTCATATCTACTTTAATGCCTGCCATTTATTCTACTCAAAGAACCCTTGACCTCTGATATTTGATTATCTAAGTCGTTTATCTCTTTGGTCATAGCATCAAACTTACGATCAAGTTTATCATCTGATGTATTCCACCTGCCTATTAATTTTATTATCATTCCTTCCATATTTTCCAAGGTCTCACTTTGACCTTTATTCTCTACCTTTAAATTCTCAAGCGTCTCTTGTTGCTTTGCTGACTTATTTGACAAAGAAACAACAAGATATACAAACATAGCCCCCACTACGCCTATCATTCCCGCTTCGCCATACAATGCCATAAAATCCATTATTTCTTCTTCTTTTTCTTACCCCAACTAAATGGGTTTAGGTTTAATTCTTTTTCGTAAAACGCTACTTTTTCAGCCAACTCTTCTCTTTCTACTTTTTCTTCTGCAATATGTTTACTAAGTAAATTTTCAATTTGCTGATCCGCAGTAGCAACTTTGTTTTCCAACGCCTTAATTCTACTTTCAATTTGCCAATAGCCATAGACAAGTACTGCAACCAGAACACATCCCTGTGCAAGCCATTTAAGGTTAATGCTAACAATGGCGTTATCATCAAGAACGGTAGCACGATAACTTCTGGCGGTATCAGGTTTGTCACTCACTTAACCTCCCAGCCACAAACTGACCATCCAGAATCACACCCCGTTAATATAAATATAATCAATAGGAATATTATAACTTGTGCTAGTTTCATACTTTCTTTTTACTTTTATCTTCACAGTACCATCCACCATGCGATTGCTGTCTCAACAACTATATCAGCCATAGTATTATAGGCCCATTTTTTCTTACTGCCATACGGCCTCCAGTTCTCAATGTAATACTCAAATACTTCCCATAGCACACCCACAATAAAAACACCCATCACACACCAGAAATCACTCCAGTGTAGCCATTGAAATATCTTACATAGAAAAGCACCAGCCGCTAAATGATAAGCTGTCCATCCATCTAATTGGCCTGTCTCTTTTTGCCACGCTACCAGATCAGTTAATGGACTCTTCATCTTAGCTCTCCTCTTTAATCTTTCTGTTCTTCTTACCCTCTGTAGGCTATGCATACTGCCGTAGAGTCTGTGTGGTTTACGATTCCACTAAAGTTACCATATAGTATTTCACCGGGTATAAGACTTACAAAAGCACTAATATCGTCACCAACATTAGAGGTTACTTTAATTTTTAAAAATTCAGTAGTACCGCTAGAATCCTTACCCAACGCCTGCACAGCCACCCAAGATCCGGTGTCAGGTGTTACTACGGTAGTATCGTGCTCTGCAATCACATCAAATCCATTTTGACCTATCAACAGATTAGCCGCTTCTTTTTGTGTGTATTTATACAAACTCATATTATACCTTTAGATGTTTAGATACTTCTGTATCACCACTCATTTGAGGAACTATTCTTGATAATAATTCCGATTTAGTCTCACTAGAACCATAAGAAATTCCACGTTTGTCATAAAAATCTTGTATTTGTGACTTTGTATTGTCCATTGTGGGATAATCTGATTGACTTGTAGCGACACCATTTATTACATGATGACCCCCTACAATTAACCTACCATGACCGTTATCATATTTCTTAGCACATTCATCTACATAAAATTCTTCAATAACTTTAAAACTATTAGACTTTTTAACAATTTCACCATCTACATCTACAAAGTATGTATATGACGAAGGATAAGTCAGAGTTTCCTTAGTTCCATCTGGATATGTTTTTACTCTAGTTGCACCGGGCGTTGTATTTCTATGAATCCTAATTCGATAACCCTGACTACTCCTTCTTACAATCATGCTTCTGCTTCAACCTCTTCAGCTTCAGGTTCTAAAGCTTTCTTAAGCTCTGCTAAACCTTTTTGAAACTTCTCTACAAATACTTTTTCACATTCAACTAATTGTTGTCGCATGAAAGCATTTGTATTTAGCTTGTTTTGCACATCCCTTACATGGTCTTGGTTTAATGCAACCTGACCTGCAAGTTCTTTTTGTGAATCAGTCATATCCTCGATGATGTATTCTTCTCCATCAAGATTCAAGACTGGCTTTTCTTTTTGTTCTTTAGCCATTTCGTGACTCCTTGTTAGTTAGTTAATTATTTTTTGCTATCTTCATACGCTTTTTTAACTGCATCTGTCCATAGTGTATCAGCTAATGCTTTTACCTCATCAGATTCACCACTTACATCAGCATCTGGCATAAATGATGTTCTATGGTAAGAGAATGATATTTCTTCACCATCTTCTAAAACCGCAGTTCTTGCTCGTTGCTGAATACATTTATATTCTCCACGAACCTCATAATCGTATGTTACTTTCTTTTCTAAAGCCATTTATTTACTCCTTGTTAGTTCCAGTATAATATCCATTATACAAATATTTTTAATCTATAAAATATGTTGTTGTTATAAAAAAAGTACCATCTGCTGTAATTTCTGAATGTTGTAAAGCAGTACCACCAGCGGCATCATCCCAATTCCATAAAACGATTGTAGTTGTATTTTGCCCACCATAACCAGATATACTTGTATCATCTGGAATGGCTAAACTTTCACCATAGCCAATAGATACGCTATTATAAAACTTATTATGATTTCCAACAGTAAATGGCAATCCAGTTATTTTCATATTGCCACTACAACTCCCTAAGCTTGAGCATGTCAATCTTGCTGTTAGAGTTACCTGTCTACCTATTTTTACATAAGCACCAGCAGTAGTACCAGCCATAGTAGCAGTATTTCCAGAAACATCTGCTAATACTGGTGTCCAATCGCCTTCTTCGTAGTCGTCTAATATGTTTGCGTCTCCACTTGCTGATTGAGTATCTGGAAATTCAACACCTTGACAAACTATTTTATTATTATCAGCCCTTACTGCCGCACCTTTATCGCTTCCCATAAAAATATCAGTTACATCTGCATTACCAAGCGTTACTGAGTTATCTGATTGTGCTGTTGTACCTTTTCCAATAGCAGTTCGATTAGTAGCATCAGCCGCACCTATTGCCGCTTGATAACCCACCAATGTGTTTCCAGAGCCAGTTGTAAGACTTGTTCCACTATTAATCCATCCAGCATTTTCTCCGATTAGAACATTGTCTTGCCCTGTACTGACCAAGTAACCTGAGTTTGCACCCACCGCAGTATTACAT